GGTCTGGATCGATCATCGATTCCACGGGCCGCCACCACGGCACACCCAACGGCCCGACGAACACGGGAGGATGGCTTGGCCAGACAAGCGGAGCGCTCTCGTTCGACGGATCGAACGATCGGGTCGGAGTAGGCGATGTGTTTAGCCTTGGCCCAGGGTCAGAAATCTCGGTGTCGGGATGGTTGCACAGGGCGTCAGGTGCCGTCGGGGAGTTTTGGGTGTCCAAGTCCGTCAATGCGGACTACGAGGCGAGCTTTTACATTGCTGGCTCGCGAATTCCATCCGTGTTTTATGCTGACAGTTCTTCTGTAAATGGCTCCCCATTAGAGTTGCCCAGCTTTGATTGGACCTACGCTGCAACCGTCATCGACAGCGGCGGCAACGTTGACTTCCGGCTAGACGACACGACAGAGAGCGCGTCCGGAACGGTGAGCCTCGTTGATCAAAACGCGGCGCTGTGGATCGGTGGGAGAGGTCCTACCGCCGACTTCATGTGGGATGGACGGCTCGACGAGATTCGGATTCGGCTCGGCGTCCCGCCCACAGGGTGGCATGCCACCGAGTACAACAACCAGTCTTCTCCCGCGACGTTCTACACGGTCACGGAGGCGGGCGGCGGGGCTACCGGCACTGCAGCACAGATTCTCCCGGCGCTGGAGCAGTCCGCGACCGGGCAGGCTGACATCACCGGCAGCGCGGCGCAGACGCTCGTCGCATTCCGCCAGTCCGCGACCGGGACCGAGACCTTCGCCGGCGCCGCCGGACAGACGCTCACGGCGCTGACGCAGAGCGCCACCGGCGCGATGCAGCCCGAGGGCAGCGCAGCACAGACCCTCGCCGCGATAGAGCAGCAGGCTGCCGGCGCGGAGTCGATGGATGGCTCGGCGGCGCAGCAGCTCGCGGCCCTGGAGCAGTCCGGCACGGGCGAGCACGTCGACTCGCGCACCGGCTCGGCGGCACAGACGCTCGCCGCGCTGGAGCAGGATGCCACGGGCCTCATGCAGCCGGAGGGAAGCGCGGCACAGACCGTGCCGGCGGTCGAGCAGGCAGCCTCGGGAGAGCACGAGCAGGCTGCATCTGGAGGCGCGGCACAGACCTTAGCTGCGATCCAACAGCAGGCGACGGCTGAACAGATCATTGCAGGAGCGGCCGCACAAACCCTCGCGGCCTTGGTTCAGGCGGGGGCAGGGGTCGAGACCATTTCGGGCCTCGTTGCGCAGACCATAGCTACTCTGACCCAGGCAGCGACCGGCGAGGCTGTCGTGCCCGGACAGGCGGCCCAGACGCTTGCGCCGATGGTCCAGGACGCGAGCGCCATCATGGTGCCCGTAGGGCTTGCCCAGCAGACGCTGGCCGCCATGGTGCAGGCGGCCACAGGGCAGGGCGGAATCATCGTCAGCACGGCGGGATTTGCGGCCTTCTCGGGGACGGTACGGGGCGCCACGGCGACCGGACGAATACGCGGCGCATCTGTGTAGCCGCACCTGAATCAAGACTACCGACCCGGCCACGAGCCGGGTTTTTTGTGCCCGGGGCAAGCCATGGCGACCGAAGTCCGAGATGTCGGCGACCAAGAACAACTCGAAGTCACGTTCACGAACGTGAGCGGAAACAACGCAGATCCGTCAACCGTCACGCTCAAAATCCGTGAGCCTGATGGGACGATCACGACATGGGTCAACACCGATAGTCCGGCGCCGTTCACGAACCCGTCGACTGGTGTATGGCGCAAGGACCATACCTATACGCAAGAGGGGCGCCATTTCATCGAATGGAGCGGATCTGGCGATCTTATTGCCGCGGTTGCATCCGATAGATGGGTGAGGCGCTCCAATGTCGCTTGAACTCGTTACTGCGCCAACGGTAGAGCCCGTCTCGTTGCAGGAGGCGAAGGACCATCTACGTGTCGACAATGACGTAGAGGATGCGTTGATCGAGGCGCTCATAGCCGCAGCTCGTCAGCACCTGGATGGTCGGGATGGATGGCTCGGCAGGCAGCTCATGACCGCGACGTGGGATCTGACGCTGAATGATTTTCCCGGCCCGGACTTCATTCGGCTTCCGCTCCCACCAATCCAGTCCATCACGTCGATCACCTACGTCGATACTGCTGGCGCGTCTCAGACGTTCGAAGCGAGCAAGTACAGCCTGAGCGCTGACAAGCATTGGCGGCCTCGTGTTGATCTCGCGCACAACGAAAGTTGGCCCTCGACGCGCAACCAGCGTGATGCTGTCACGGTGAGATTCATCGCAGGCTATGGCGTACAGCGGGATCTTCCTGCTCCCATTCGCGCTGCGATGCTGCTGATGGTTGGCAACCTGTTCGAGAACCGCGAAGAGATCAACATCGGGAACATTGTGAACCTGATTCCGACGGCAGCCGCGTTGTTGACTCCATATCGGGTGCATTTCTAATGCGCGCGGGAATGCTGGACAGGCGCATCACGATCGAGAGCGCAGTTACAACTCTGGACTCATCTGGACAGCCGATCGCTGTGTGGTCGACTTTCGCAACTGTATGGGCAGCGAGGCGAGACGTTCGCGGGTCAGAACGGTTCACAGCCGAGCAGGAACTCGCAACTCGAACTGCAACCTATCGCATGCGGTGGATCTCTGGGGTAAATGAGGAAATGCGCGTGGTCGATGCAGGCGTGACCTACGACATTGAGGGGATCGCTGACAATCGCAGGCAAGGGTGGATGGAGCTTTTCTGCGAAGCTCAGAATCCGGTGAGCACGCAATGAGCCTGGAAGATGATGTGCGCGTTCGCCTACTCGCGGACGGCACGGTTTCAGGACTGATTGGTGCCAGGATGCATCCTGGGTTGTTGCCGCAGAATCCGGCTGTGCCAGCACTTACCTATGAGCGCATTTCCGGCCCGCGTATTCAGTCGTTGACCGGTCCGTCGGGCCGCGGTGTCGCGCGACTACAGATCGACTCCTGGTCGAGCACATACAGGGAGGCGCAAAGTCTTGCCGCCGCTGTACGTGCATCGCTCAACGGGTTCATCGGAAATCTGTCTGACGGAGCGTCGCCTCCTCAGACTCGAGGGGTTGTGATCCGACTCGACAACGAACGAGATCTGCATGAGGAGGACGTGAGTTTATTTCGGATCTCCCAAGACTACGTGATAAACCACGAGGAGTGACATGGCTCTTTACTTCGTTTCGTCTGGTGACTCGGCGCTACTTGTACGTGCGCGCAATGGCAGCTATGCGATGGATCTATCGGGCTTCGACAACCCTCAGTGTTTCCGTGTTCATGAGATCGGAGATGAAGGGATCATCGGCCCGGACGGCGCCGTGATACGCGATGAGTCGCATCACGAGCGGGATGATCAGCGCGAAACTGAGATCACGACTCTTTCTGATCGTGGTGTGCGCCGATTCCGCAATCTGCGCACTGGAGAAGAGCGCACAGAACCCCGTGACTGAATGACCGGCCTAGCCGGCTAATGCCCTACTCTGCGCCTTGGGCAAGCGCATACCGCCCACGTCGTGATGACGCTGGCATTCCCAATGAAGGAGCCCACCAATGACTGTGTATGTCGCTGATGGCACCACGATCGCACGTGGTGACGGTGCCTCTCCGGAGGTGTTCACGACCATTCCGCAGGTGACGTCGATCGGTACCGTCGGACAGGACCGCGGCTTGATCGATATCACGAACCTCTCGTCGACCGCCAGGGAGTACAAGAAGGCGATCAAGGATGGTCTGGAGATCCAGATTGTTGCGCAGTACGACCCGGATGACACCGTGCACTCTGGGCTCAGGACCGACAACGACGCGGAGGTGTCGCGCAACTATCGCGTAACGTTCAGCGACTCGCCGGCGCAAACCGTGACGTTCGCGGCGCTTGTGACCAATTGGTCGGTCACGAACATCGAGATCGATCAGGTGTTGACGTTGAACGTCACACTGAAGCCCACGGGAGATTTAACTTTCGCCTGATGGCCGCCTGTGCTAAGGTTACACCCTCACTACATCTAAAGGGTGTCCTATGGCAAAGTGTCAAATCGAAGGCTGTGAGAAGAACGCTGTCTGTCGCGGCATGTGCTCTATGCACTACAGCAGGTGGCAAAGGCACGGGAACCCTGGCCGAGCAGCGGCGATTCGAAAGTCGGGGCGGATCTGCAAGGTTGAAGTGTGCGGTCGCCCCAGTAGGGATTCCGGGTTTTGCACGATGCACGCGTATCGTTGGCGAAAGTTCAGAGATCCGGAATACACGCCCGTCATCTACGGAGATGATGTCGTTCGCTTCTGGAGCAAGGTCGACAAGGCTGGGCCGGTTTCGAGGGGGCGTGGTCGATGTTGGTTGTGGAAAACGTACCTCACCCCTGATGGCTACGGCCGTTTCTGGGTGAACGGCAAGAACACTCCCGCTCACAGGTACGCCTACGAGTTGCTCGTCGGGCCGATTCCGAACGGAATGCAACCCGATCATCTGTGTCGCAACAGGGCATGCGTGAATCCTGCTCACCTAGAGCCCGTAACGGTCGCGGAGAATCTGCTTAGAGGAGAAGGGGCTGCGGCATCGAATGCTCGAAAGACGCGTTGCAAACGGGGGCATGCTTTTGATCAAACAAACACATTGATCACAAAGGTTGGCTCTCGCCAGTGCAGAATTTGTTGCCGAGAGAAAACACGCAGATATCGACAAAGGAAGGCTGCTCAAGTGTGAGTTAAGCCTATATCGAGCACGTCGTGAGACGTCCTCGTTCCCACAGCAGGAGTACACATGGCAACCCGCAAGAAGGGCGATTTTCTCTCGCAGGCGAAGTCTGCTGGCCATCAAGAGAAGGTCGATGTTCAGGGCGTGGACATGGACGTCTACGCTTGCACGCTCAGTAGAGCGCAGGTACGTCAGATCACCGAGTCGTGTTTGCGGCCCGGGAAGAAGATGACCGACGCTGACGGTTACGATGAAGACAAGTTGACGCAACGGATCGTTGCTGCGTCCATCGTCGACGCGAAGGGAGTCAGGTTGGTCCCGGAAGGCCGCGAGCACGAGCTGGATGATCTGCCGAATCCTGTGCAGATGGCGCTACAGGTGGCAGCCTTCCGTGTCAATGGGATGGGTGGCGCGGGAAACGACTGAGGCGCGATCCGCAGCGGAGGTTTCTCTACCGGCTCGCGCTCGCGTGCGGGTGGAGTGATGTGGACGCGCTGGAAGCTTCCTTGAGCGACGCGCAGTATCGCGAGTGGTGTGAGTTCTTCGCGCTCGAGCCGTGGGGGTCGGAAGTGGACTTCTTCCGCGCCGGCATCATCGCCGCGACCGTCGCCAATGCCGCGCCGAATCGCAAGCCCGGCAGTAGGCCGGCGAGCCCGCGAGACTTCATGCCGAAGGAAGATAGATCGCGCGATGACGGCCTCGACCCGAGACGGATCAAGGCCGAACTGCTGGCAGGGTTTGGATCGCGGGTGAAGGGGAAAGGGTGAGCCGGCGGCAAGTCATTCTTGGATGCTGTGTCGCCGGCTCACCTGAGTCTCAGCCTCCCTGCTTCCCTCGCATGCAGGCTGCGTACACCTGCTGCTCGGTCTCGTTCGCGATGGCCATCTGCCATACGAGGGAGGGGTTCGAGACGGATGCTGCCGCCTGTCTCGCCCGTGCATAGCAGTGCGCCTGAGCGGGCGTGAGACGGCTGATGTCGACCGTGGGCTGCGCACAGCCGGTGAGGAGAAGGACGAGGAGCGCGTATCGCATGACTGGTCTCCATGGTGGCCGGACTCCATGGTAGCAAGGGAGGCATCCGGAGTCTACGTTATGTTGACTTGGGTGCGGATGCGTGGGAAAGTAATTGTGCAGGCGCGGCGCGGCCAGGCGTGGCGCGGCATGGCTTGGCAGGGCCTGGCGAGGCAAGGCAGGCGCGGCGTGGCACGGCGCGGCGGGGCTTGGCGAGGCTCGGCGCGGCATGGTATGGCAAGGCAGGCGGGGCTTGGCGCGGCGTGGCACGGCACGGCGAGGCGAGGTGAGGCATGGCCCGTCGAGGCCGTCACACAAAGGGGCTCTTCGGAGTCCCTTTTTCTTTTGCGCGCCTGTAAAGGACATCAAGGACATGGTCCAAGTCACGTTCAAACTCGCCGGGGCCAAGGAGCTGAGCAAGCTCCTCGACCAGCTTGACGAGGAAGTCGCCGGCAAGCTGGTTCGCGCCGCGGGCCGGGCTGGCGCTGAGGTGATCGCTGATGAAGCGCGCCGGCTGGTCCCTGTTCGGGATGGTGAATTGCAGGCATCGATCGCGGTATCCCAAGATCGGAACATCGGCCGCGAGGTTGAAACCATCATCGGCTTCCGGCAACCGACTGCATCTCGGGCGCACCTGACGGAATTCGGCACGGTGCATTCGCAAGCAAGACCGTTCCTGCGCCCAGCGATGGACAGCAAAGCACAGGCATCGATCGAGGCTGCTGCTAAGAGCTTGTCGAAAGGCATCGCGCGAGAGGCGCGACGGCTCGCGAGGAAGACCAGACGATGACAACCCGCATTGGTGGTATCAGCGCGTCTCTATTTCTTGAGACCGCGCAATTTCTCCGCGACACGAAGCGCGCGCAGTCTGCACTTGCGAGCGAAACAGCGAAGATGCGCCGCTCGTTTCAACAGGTGCAGCGTGCATCGACGCAGCTCTCGCGACAATTTGGTCAGCTTCGTTCTGCTGCTGTAGCGCTCGCCGGCGTGCTGGCGGTACGCCAATTCGCGCAGTTCACGCGCAGCGCGATCCAAAGCGCGTCCGCGATCCAGGATGTCGCCAACAAGGTTGGTCTATCGACCAAGGCGCTTCAGCAGCTCCGCTTCGCTGCTGAGCAGACAGGCGTTGCGCAGCAAACGCTCGACATGGCCATGCAGCGCTTCTCGCGTCGCCTCGGTGAAGTCGCGCAGGGACAGGGCGAGCTGCTGAAGACGGCCACGCAGTACGGCATCCAGCTCCGCACCAATGATGGGCGGATGCGTGCAAACGTCGACGTTCTCAAGGACTTCGCGGATGTCATTGCTGCGGCCGAGTCGGATCAGGAACGACTGCGCATCGCGTTCAAGCTGTTCGATTCCGAGGGTGCGGCGCTGGTCAACACGTTACGTGAAGGCCGCGTTGGGCTAGAGCAGTTCATGCAGCAGGCCGTGGCCGTGGGCGCCGTGATGGACTCGACCATCATCGCGCAGGCGAAGATTGCCGGCGACAGCATGGCCGCGTTGCAGCGCGTGTTCCGCACGGCGTTTGATACCGCGATCATCAGAGGCTTCGCCGGCGAGCTGACCGTGAGTGCGGACGCATTGCGCTCCGCGCGCGAGGTGGGAGAGAACTTCGGCCGCGTGGTCGGCAACAGCATGCGTGCCGTTGCGAGAGCAGCGGAATTCGTCGCGGAAAACATTCGTGCGATCACTGCTGCGCTCGCAGCCTTCGCGGCATTCAAAACGGCAACGATATTCATCGGCGTCGCGCAGGCTACCGCGCGTTGGGTGACTGCGTTGCAAGCTGCGGCCGTGGCGCAAGGCGGCCTCAATGCTGTCATGCGTGCCAATCCGATCGGTCTCGTTGCTACGGCCGTTGCGGGTGCGGTCTCTGCCTACATCTTGTTCCGCGACAAGACGATCGAGGTAGGCGATACCACGCTTCGCGTCGGCAACATCATTGCTGCCGTATGGCGTGCGGTCACGCTGCCGCTGCGCGCGATGATCGGAGAGATCGTCAATGTCTCGACGATCATGCGCCGATTGATCAATCAAGACTTCGAGGGTGCTTTACAGGCCGCGAAGAACATCGGTGACGCATTCCGTTTCGAGTTCGGTGAGGTGGTACGCACTTTGACGGAAGCGCCGCCGACGGTTGAGGATCTGTCCGATGCACTTGATGGTGGTGCCGGCAGTGTGACGGCTGCGGCTAGTGCGGCAGCGGATGCGGTTGCGAAGTTCACCACAGAGCAGAAGGAATCGGAGGATCAGGTAGGCAAGACGATCGCGGCGCTCAAGCAGGAAGTCTCTCAACTCGAACAACGCATCTTCGCGCAGCGCAAGGGTGAGGATGCGCTGAAGCGTCAGATTCTCGTTCAGGAAGCATTCAATGAATTGCAGCGCACTGGTGTGCGCACTGGCTCTGAGGAGGAGCGGCAGATCTCGAGGCTTGTACTTCGACGAGGTGAGTTGCGAAAGCAGTTGGAGCAAGAGCGTGAGGCAAGAGAGAAGGCGGCCCGTGCTGCGCAGGAACAGCGCGAGGAGCAGAAACGGCTTGCTGAGCAGCAGAGAGAGCTGCTACTAGAACCGTTCCGGAATGCAATCCGAGGGATCCAGGATGCATTCACCGACACATTCACGCGTTTGTTCGACGGCGGCATCAAAACGTTCGGAGATCTTGCGTCGAGCATCAAAGGCATCTTCATCAGGCTCGCCGGAGAGATTGCGTCGCTTCTGGTGTTCCGTCCGGTCGTTACTGGTGTCTTGGGATCGCTAGGTCTCGGTAGCGTCGCATCGAGTCTGACCGGGGGCGCTGGAGGGGGCTTCAACCTAACCAGCCTTCCATTCGGTTCCGTGCGCTCTCTGTTCTCCGGCGGTGGCTTGCTCGGCGGCAGCCTTGCCGCTGGTGGCGCCGTCCCCGGCACGGTTGCCGGGACGATTGGTCCTGCTGCGGGATTTGCGACTCCTGGTGCATCGTCTCTTGCAGGTGGCGCGGCGAGCGCGAGTTCTTTCGGTCTCACCGGCATTCTCGGCGCCGCCGGCCTGGGTGCTCTCGGCGGTGGATTCGTATCGTCACTACTCGGCGGCAATACCACCGTCGGCAGCCTTGGCGGCGGTGCCGGAGCGGCGATTGGCACTGCGTTCGGCGGGCCGATTGGCGGAGTGATCGGGAGCGTTGCGGGTGGTCTGCTCGGCGGGCTGTTCGGTGGAGGGAAGCCGAGTGACAAAAGCCAATTCGCCACCGTTGATCTTGCAACAGGCAACATCTCCAACATCCATGGACTCAGCGGCAAGAAGTTCAGTCAGCAGAACCGTGATGCGGCCGTTCAGGTTGCGCAGGCGGTATCTCAGCTCGTGCAACAAGCCGGTGGTCTACAACCCGGGGCGTTGCAGGTTGGTGTCGGCAGCCGGGACGGACTCAGGTTCACTCTCCGCGGTCGCGAGACCAACATCGGTGCGGGTTCGCCACAAGATCTACTCGCCGCCATCCAGGGCGCTCTCGGGCCGGAACTGGAGCGTAGCCGGGTGCTT